GCACATCGGCAGGTCGCTGTTGAACAGCAAGGCCATGCTCTGAGCGTCCTCGCGCCGCTGGGTGCCCATCAGCGCCAAGGTCGCGGCCCAGTAGCAAACGCTGTCGTCCCACGGGTAGGGGATAATTTCAGGATCATCGTCGTCGATCAATGGCTTGGGGATCAGCGTGAGATCCACCTCCATCTGGTTGCACTGACTGGGAATCGGCGCCAGATACATCGCCGTGTTGGGGCCGACGCCGTAGGTGCAGAACCACCCCGGCTCCGAGACAGTGCCCATGAATGTCCCGTTATAAATTCTGAAACGGGCCTGGAAATCGGTAAAGCTCGACACCCGGTTCCACTGCGGCTTCCAGCCCTGGGTGCCGATCGCGATCGCCAGCGAGCGCACCGTCAGGATCGACTGGATGCCCGGCATCATGCCCTGGCACAGGCTAATCCAGTCGGAGAACGGATAGATTTCCTGTAGCGGATGGGTGACGGTTCCCGGCGGTATTACCCGCAGGCAGCCCGAGACAGCGGCGATCCGCCGCCGGGCCTTGTTGATATAGCGGCGCAGCTGCTCGGGACGCAGCAGCTGGCCGCCCATGTCGTTGAGCAGATCCTGAACCTCGGTGATGTACTCGCCGAGCATGTCATGGAGGCGGCCAGGGGTCGCCCGGCTGCCACGTCGGGGGGAATGTCCCGGGCGGCCACGGCGATCCGGGCGGCGGAAACGGAGTGCCGGCAGGTGTCGGCGGGAACGGATTGGTGCCGACCATGAACCCGTCGAAGACCGCCACCAGATCGGTGTTGTCGGGGCTAGGTCCGAGCACCTTGATGCGCGGCTCCGACGGACCGCCATCATAGGCGATGATCAGCGTCGGCGTCGGCGGCGGGCCGGGATACTCGTTCGGCGGCGCTCCCGGAACCGGCAAGGTCGGCGGGAACATGGTGGCGCCGGGCGAGAAGAACGCCCCGGGCGTGGTCGTCGGATAGCCCAGGAACGGGATCTGCACCGTCATGAACGACAGCGGCGCAATCCCGGTTGCCGCCCGCGGGGCCGGCGGTTGTGCTGCCGGTGCCGGCGGCGGATGGTCGTTGTGCTTGGTGGTCGGGTGACGAGGTTCCTGGGCCATGGATCCTCCTAGTTCAGCGGCGTGCCGGTGTCGGCAAACGTGATCCAACTGCCGGTCTTCGGCTTGCTGCAAACAAGATTCAATGCAGTTAGCGAAAGTCCGACACTGGAGATCTGTCCCTGCGGGATGGTCGAATACCAGCCGGTCCAGGCGAAATTCGCATCTTGGTGCACCACCAATGTTATGTATTTGCTATTAAACAAATACGCAGTGCCGGCGGGAACATTGAGGTCGAAAAATAAAGGGGTGTCGCCCAACAACAAACCGCGGAACCCGGAATTGACGGGGTCGTCCTTGCCCCAGCGTGTCGATGGGTCGTTGTTATACCTTTCGAGACTGAGGAAATCCGACATCAATGCAGTCCAGTCGGCAATATTGAGGACGCCGAAATCGGGTGCCTCGCCGCCGGAAAACTGGGCGACGCCGAGGATCTGGCGGATGAATCCCTCGCGGCTCATGGTGGCGACCGGCGGCGCCGCAGCGATCACCGTGCGGCGGCCCTGCCAGTCCGGATAAGTTACCCGCGACAGCCCGCCGTACTGGATCGCGCCGTCGACGTTGTTGTAGGCGTCGTTGAAGCCGAACATCTGTAGCACATTGCCACCGGCTGATCCAAATATCGCTTGCGTCAGCGCCGCCACCGTGCTGTTCTTGAGGTCGTTCATTTTCAGCATCAGTCTGCTGGTTACCGCGATTGCATCTTGCGTGACCAATTGCTCCAGGCCCATCGACGTGACAGGTGTCGCTAAAGCGCAAATATTGAACTGGGCGTTAACAGTGGCGGCAATATCTGGGGGCAGCTCGAAACCGCCGCCCGGGCCCATCCAGGCGCTGTTGACATATCTGCCGACCGTCACCGGCTGGGTGTAGGGCGAGACACCGCCCGAGGCCCGGCGAGCATTGCGCAGAAATAGCGAGAGTGTCGGGTTTTGTCGCCAGATTTGCGAGACGACGGCGTCAGCAAACACTCGCCGGGTAGTAGCTTCCAGCTCGGATCCTATCGGACCGGACGGAATTAAACCCTGCCCCAATAGCGGCATGTTTCAATACTCCTAAAAATCGTCGCCTTTCATGCGGGCGATGTCCTTGCGCGCGGCCTGCTCGAACTGGTTGCGGGCCCAGGCGTCCGGGTCTTTCATCCGCTCTTCCCAGTCGCTCTTGCGTTCGTGGTGCCACAGAGTGCTGTCGTAGCTCGGCTCGACCACCTTGGGCTTCTTGCTGGCGAGATAGCCGGCGGCGGTCTCGTAATCCCAGGTGTTGTTTTTCTTCATGTGCTCTTCGACCTCTTTCATGCCGTCTTCGGTGAGGCCGTATTTTTTCTTGGCGGCGGCGCCTTTGGCTTCCCAGCTCTGCTTTTCCTGCTCCAGCTTCTCGGCGGCCTTTTCCTCGTCGCGCTTTTTCTTTTCCTCGTCGAACATCTGCCGGATCACCAGCTGCTCGTCGTAACCGGGCATCGGCATGTTCGGGTATTTCTGCTTGATCAAGTGCTTGAGCCCGGGATTGATGCGCGGATCGTTCCAGAGCGAATTGGCAAACGCAGCCTCGCGCGCGTTCTGCTGGTTCTGCCGGTCCTCGTCGTCGGAGATCGTGCGCGGCATGGTCAGCGTTTCCCGTCGCTGTTGCCCTTGCCGGTGATGGCCGGCTGCAGCGGAATGCCGCCCTCGGGCTTAGGCACCACGCGCGGGATTGCCCCCCATTCGCTGACTTCGCTCTGCACGTCGATTTGGATAATCGTTCTCGGCGGAACTTCCGGCGGTGTCGTGATCGGCGGATCGTAGCTTCTGTTCTGTGCCATTTTTGAGAACTCCGTTTGTTTGTCGACTGAGTCGCCAGCGTTTGGCGCGGTCGCCGTCGTTCCTGCGCGGCACCCACATTGTTCAGGCCCCCGGGAACGGCGTCGCCGGATTGCCGGCCTGTTGCATTGCTGGTCCACCGCCTTGCTGGCCGCCACCGCCAGCTAAAAGCTTCTGCATCATCTGATTCTTCAGGGTGGCTTTCTGCATGTCGCCGAACGCTGTTGCCTGCACCCCGACCCCGGGCGCACCCTGCGCCGCATGTTTGGACAAAGCCTGGGCCGCTTTCAGTGCATCGGTGTAGGCGGGATGCCCGAGCAGACCAGGCAACGCCTCGTTGATCATCCGCTGGGCCATGGTGAGCTTGGTGATCGCATCGCCCTGATTGCCCATGCCGGGATTCGAGACCTGCGGCGTGCCGGGCGGCCGCGCCGTTGCCGCCAGGAACGCAGGCGGGGCTCCGCCCGGCGGCGGCATCGGCAAATTGACCGCACCGCCACCTCCCGGCTGCGCAGGTGCGCCGCCAGGACCGGCATCTTCGCCGCCGGCATCCATCATCGACATAGTCAAACTCGGTATTATCGGCCGCCGCGGGCTTGTTTTTGTTGCTTGTGTTCCGGCAAGCCGATGATATCGCGCATCAGCTCTTCTTGTTTTTCTTGCTGTTGAGCCTGCGCCCTTGCTTTTTCTCGCTGCTTTAGGTTGGCCAGAAGCGTATCTGTGTCTGGCGGATGTAAAATACGGATAAGGTCAGCGCTGTCAATGGCTCCCGCCCGGGCCAGCGCGATCGCCAGCTGCATGTTGTCCTCGCGGAACGCCGGTGAGGCGCTGTGCGAGTCGACCTGGATCTGAAAGCCGTCCGGCAGCTGCTCCAGAAGGAACTGGATGGCACCGTCGGCCGCCTCGTACACCGACGGGTCGCGCGCCTGCATCAGCCGGAACGAGGCATATCCGGATTCGGCGAGCTGGCGCTCAATTCGCGAAGCCTGATCGATAAGCCGAGGAGAGCTAGTTCGCACAAGCGTCTGTGCGTGGACCCCGGCGCGCACCCCGCTTTCCCCCTCCCCAGACATGACCGGCGTGAAGCCGGCGGCTTCATCAAACAAACTGTTAATAAATTCAAGTTCTTCAAGATATCCTTGCGGCGGTGGCTCAACGAGCTTTTGAGCTTTGGCATTCGGGTTCGGGTCAGCGACGAAGCCGCCCTCGGAGACCAATTTGGTATATGTTTCATCGGTGAGACTGGTAAATCCCGAGAACGCATACGGCGCCGCCGCGTTGCGGTCCCACATCACCTTGATGTCGCGCATTCGCTTATTGTAGACATCCTGGAGCATCTGCACGTCGGCGATGATCGAGCGGCCCCAGAAATACCCGGGCGTGGCCTGCGCCTGGACCTTGACGAAGCCGGTGCGGCCGGGGATCTGCGACAGGTTGCGGCGCACAAGGTCGCCCTCACAGATAATATCGGGATAGACGCACTGGATCGTGGTCCAGTCCTTGCGCTCGCTGTCATGCACCCACAGCTCGCAGAAGCGTACGGTCTGGCTGAGCCGGCGCCGCGGCCGCCAGGGCGTCGGGGTCGGGAATACGTTGACGATGCCGGCCGCCATCGGCGTCTGTCCGGCCGATACCGGGTTGGGGCTGCCGCCGACTACGATCTGATGAAAGTAGGTCGGCTCCAGCTCATCTCTGTCGCCTTGGCGCGCTTCCGTGATCTTGTCGATGATCTTGTCGACATCGTCGCGGCCGGCGTCCTCCAGCCATGTTCGCAAAGTTGTGACAGTCGGGTAGCTGACGTGACAGAATGCCTCCTGCTCCTCCAGGCCGAGCGTGGTTTCGCTCAAGACCCCGAAGTTGGTCGGGTGCACCGGCAAGATTTTGAATCCCTGGCCGGCCGGCAGGTGCTTGAGGATCTGGCAGCCGTTGATCAGGCTCCAGGTCACCGCCTCGGCAAACGTTATGTCGGAATCGGTCTGCTTGTAGTCGGCGGTCAGCTTCTGCTCACAGATCTGGGCGCGCTTGAGGACGCTGTCCGGCTCGGTCGCATCGTAGATCAGCGAGAACCGCACGTCGGTCGGTTGCATCAGATAGCCGGATAATTTATCGACGAAGCCTTTGCATTTGTTGTAGATCGAGGCGCGCTGGTCGCGCGAGCCCATGTAGTAGTACTGGCCAGCAACCGTGTAGATCAGCGAGCGGTCCTCGGACGAGGCCATGCACTCGTCGAC